ACTTTTGGAGTTAGAGAAACTCTGGAATTGGAAGCAGGCGAACATGGGGGAGGTATCGTTGTAACTCTTACCAATATGGTATTGGTTTCGGCAGAAATCGCAGCCACGCAGGATGGTTTTGTGGCTACTTCATTGGAATGGCACAAATCTGAAGCTGCATAATTAAAATAAAAAGGAGGATAGGAATATGGCAAACGAAAATATTCTATCGGAAAAAGAAGTTGTGGTAAAATTAGGTGGAGCAGAGTATAAAATCAGACCTCTACCTATTAATCAGCTAATAGAGGTATGGCCTTTTATAGAACGATTAGAGGGTTTGAAGGAAAAAACTGTTACCATAGAAAATCTTAAGGATATGGTTGAGCTTGCTTATGTCGGATTAAAAACCAGTGGTGCAGATAAGCTGACTAAAAAGCAAGTTGGCGATATGGTAGATTTAGTTGACCTTCAGAAAATAATCGGTGCTATGGTTGGTCAGAAAAATATAAGCAAGTTAATAGGCAAATAAGAGGAAAAGGAATATACTATGCCCAATAAGACAGATTGGGCGGTCATCTGTGATATTATAGCTTTTGAATATGGGTGGACGCTGGAAGATATTAAACGGCTTAACCTCAATCAAATCTCGTTATTATTAAAAGCAATCGGGGAACGGCACAAAAAGGAGAACGAGGCAATCGAGGGAACAGGTGGGTTTCACCCACAAAGACCCATTAAGGGCATTAAAAAGAAACTGCCTACATCGGATATTGTTCAGATGGCTACCCAAATGGGTGGCAAAATAGAAAGAGATAAAGACGGAAAAGTAAAAAAGGTTACAATTTAAGGAATTAGTATGGCAAAAATTGGTTTTATAGAAGTTGATATAACTGCGGATGTGAGTCATATAAGGGCAGGATTGGCGAGTGCCTCTTCCCTAATTCGTGACTTTTCTCTGTTATCGATTGGTTTGACTTCTGGAATAAGTAGTGCCTTTACAAAGATATCTACAATAGGAATCAGGGCATTTCAAATTGGGCTTGTTGGAATAACAGGAGTATTAGTCGGAGCTACCATAGAAGGTGCTCATTTTGAAGATGCTATGAAGAGAGTCTTTATTATGATTGGCAAGGGAGCTGAAGTAGCAGCCGAAGATATAATAATGTTGACAGACAGAGCTAAAGAGTTAGGGAGAGAAACTTTATTCAGTGCAACTGAAGCAGCCGAGGGTATGGTTATTCTCGGTAGAGCTGGCTTCGATGTAGGTCAAACTTTCGATGCAATACAGCCTATCTTGGAATTGGCTATTGCAACCAATATGGAGATGGCTATAGCCTCAGACATGGTTGTGGCTTCCTTATATGGCTTTGGAAAGGCTGCTAATGAAGCAGGGCATATGGCAGATGTTATGGCAACCATTGTAACTGGTAGTAATGAAACTATGGAAGATCTCTCCAATACGCTATCCTATATCGCACCAATCGCCACATCAGTCGGACTAAGCTTAGAGGAAACTGGCTCACTCATTATGATGTTGGCAAATGCTGGTGTAAGAGGTAGCAAAGCAGCCACAGGGCTTCGGGCAGCGATAGCAAAGATGCTGAGTCCCACCAAGGCAGAGCAGAAATTGTTAGACAAGCTCGGAATATCATTCCTCACTTCGGGAGGAGAACTAAGGGATTTTGATAAGATTTTAAAGGAACTAGGTAGAAGCTCTGTCAAGACAGCAGATATTTTCAAATTATTTGGAAGAAGAGCAGCGACTGCGATAAGTGTCTTGAGACGAATGGGACCAGAGACATTTAAGAAATTTACTGACGATTTGGTCAAATCAGAGGGTGCCACAGAGAGAATGGCCGAGGAAATGAGAAAGACCTTTATTGGTCGAGTGAAAGATTTGGTAGCTTCTATAAAATTATTAGGAACAACTATTTATGATTCATATAGGCAACCTCTGACAGATGCTACTTTTTCTCTGAGAAATTTGGTTGTAGCAGTAACTGAAGCAGTGGATGAGAACAAGACTTTTGAAAATATTGTAAAGGGAATATTAGGACTTTTGGAACAGTATGGCGTTAGTTTTGAAGATGTAAAAAATAAAGTTATCAGTTTTATAGAATCACTAACCCCAGAAAAAATAGAGGAATTTTTCAATATATTAAAAGAGAGAATAGATAGATTTAGGGAAACAATTGGTGAATTTGTAGCTATTGCCATAAAGGGGATTGGTGAGGAAATACCAGATGCTATTAAAAGGGTTGTTAAAGTAATCAATACTCTTGGTCGTTGGTGGGATGAGTTATCTGGAAAACAAAAAGACTTTATAGCCAAGACTGTGGGTATGATAGCAGCAATATTATGGTTGACTGGTGGATTGACACCTTTAATTTTATTATTTATTACTTTGAGTTCAATTATTAGTGCATTAGTTCATGTTCATATAGCAGCAGCGATTACAAAAAGTTTAGTCTATGCTAAAGCTCTTACGGTATTAAAGGGAGCAGCAATAGGAGTAGGATGGGCATTAGGGATAGTTGGTGCAGCGATAGCTGGTTGGAAAATAGGCGAATGGATCGGGAATCTAAAATTATTTGGCGATAAAGTTACTACAGTAAATGATATAGTTACCGACTGGTTTACAAATATGATAACTGGTTGGCGGGTATTTATAGCAAACTTTAAGTTAGGTGCTTTGAAAATAAGGCAAATTTTTGATGAGTATTTAATAGGACCCCTTAATACTCTTCAGAAGATAATGACTTTGGGATTAGCCCCAGAGATTAAGCCATTTGAAGGACTTACAGAAGTTATTAGAAATGCAGCTATGGAACTTGAATCTGCAAGGGCTGCTTGGTATGAAACTGGTCGAGAACTTGAGAGGCAAAGAGAAGTAAGACAGGCAGGATTGCCTCCAGTGGCTGGTGCTCCTATTGAGCCTACCCCACCTGAAGAAGTTCGTGAAGATGTCAAAAAAAGCGTAGAGGAAGCAACCGAGGTTATAAAAGAAGAAGCTGTTTTAGATAGATTACTTAATGAAACTTTCATTAAATTTATAGATGGGGTTGTAGTGGCAACTAATCGAAGTAACGAGAGAAATAGAATTTTGAAAGAAGAGCTTGAAAGGGCTAGGAAGAAAATAATAGGTGAGGAAAGGGAAACAGGACATTTTATTGGAAATCAACTACCTGGAGAGGTTGAATAATGACTCCTAATGCTACTTTTAACAGTATCAATATTGGAGACTTTGCTTGGTTAGAAAATAGTTTTTCAAATGAGCTGGAAGTAAAGAAAATACCTAGAGCAGATGGATGTATAATTCGCAGAAGAGGTGGAGGAGAGCAAATTCTTACTGTTCATGCTTATGTTACAAAAACTACGAGGGCAAACTTTGAACAGTACTTCAAGACGCTGCCTCTGTCTTTTGGCTCTGGTTTAGCTACTTTGACAGTTAATGGACTTGATTATCCTAACACCCTTTTTGTTAGTATTTCATCTGGTGGAGACTATAAAAATTTTACATCTTTTACAGCGATATTTAGAAGGAGTGGAGAGTAATGGCAACTACTTGTATTATCAGAGTTAATGTTACAAATAATGATAATGAATATCCTGGGAACGAATCTGATTATGTTTTGGTGAATTTAGCTGCCGATAAGCTCATTTTCTCTAAGGGAAGTAGCGAGGTAGCGGATGGAGAAGGTACCCCAACTGATTTGGAACTAACTAATGCTTCTATGCAGTTTTCTTCAAGCGAGCAAGAAATTCCCCATACTTTCTTATTAGATGTTTCTGAAGTAGGGGCAGAACTGAAAGAAATCTTTATGGCTAATAGTGGCAATTATAGATATGTTTTTAACGCTTATTTTGATGGTGAGACAGCTACCGAACCGACTCTCGAAGCTTGGAATACTAATAGCCATGTACTAGCAGATCTTAATTGTTTAGGAAGTGGTAATCCAGATAATAGTATGTTGAATGGGATAGCTACCACTTTTAGTTCTCCAGGATCTAATTGGGTTGGGAGTCCAATTGCTGGTCTAAATGTTATAGGTCTAAATAATGGAGGAGCTGTACCAGGTGGTGGAGGTAATCTTTATTTTAATTTACACTGGAATATTTCAGCAGCATATCCGACTCCTTTTGTTGAAACACCAGTAATTACAATAAGGTTTGCGGTGATCTAATGACTTATAAGGTATATTTTTCAGATAATTCAGTTTATGAGAATAACAATCCCATCGAGAATTTGGATTGGCGATTTGTACCTAAGAAAGCAATTACAAAAGTAGAGTATCTGCTACCAAATAAAACCATTATTTTAGAAGATTTTTCTGAGTACATTATTATTACTGAATATTCAATAGATATTTATGGCAATTTTAAAGTAACAAATAAGATAGAGAAAGTCTTTGTAGTAGGCTCCAAAGGAAATATAGTAACAGCCTATGAAATAAGCATTGAGATAGTTAATGGAAAATATAAGTATGGAGATGTAAAAAAATACAAGTGTCCAAGAGGGAAGGAATTCTATGGAAGACCTATTTTGAATGGATGGAGAGGAGGCGAGTAAAAGATGGGAGCTACAGTTGTTTTTTCGGAATCCAATGATGTTGCTGGTGAATCTGTTACTGATGATATTGCTAATCTGAATTTTGGTAATGTGGATGATCATGAGTTATCACCTGTTTCGAGTTACCCGATTACTGCTAATGAGAACTCATATGAGAAATATCTGCGAGTAAAATTTAGTGGGACATATACAACCATTAGCAATATGAAATATTGGAAGTCCGCTGGCAATTACAAGACTGGTGAAACCATAAAGATTAGAGTAACTAATACTTGGGTTGTTCCAGTTGCTACAGATACTGGTGGTGCTTTGATAGGAACAGATGAGCCAGGTTCTACAGTTATTCATGCAAGTGATGGTGTAGCCTTGACTATCACTGGACCTGGGGATAATTATACTGAGTATGTAGTTCAGCAATTGCAGACTACAGCAGCTACGCCAGCAGGAGCAGTAAACCAGAAGACTTTATTATTCCAATGGGATGAAGTTTAATTTAATAAGGAGATAATACAATGTCTCAAGATTTAAAAATTCACTGGCTGGCTCAATTCTCCGATGGCAGTCAGTTGAAACAATTTGAAACAAATGGTAAAGAGAATCTATTTCGTAGTGTTTTAGATAGGCAAAACGATTTAGTTAAATTTATACTTTTTCATACCGAAAAATCTTTACACCTTACTTTAGATTTAAAGTTAGGCATAATTTATATAAATAATATTCAAATGCCTCAACCTGAACTATTATCCAATGTTGACGATAGGAACAGGAAGAGGCTTATTTATTTTCGCAGATGCAGAATGGAAATCAGCCAGTCTGGAAAAGAAATAAAAACAGATGTAATATACTTTCTGGGCTACCAATGGAATAATGAAGCAGGGAAAAATTTTAAGAAGGTTATACAAATTTCAGACGAGGGTAATATAATTATTTAAGGAGGTAACAAAATGGCACATACAATTGATACTGACGCAAAAGTAATAGCAGGGGATGACTATGGATTTGGACCTGTCTCTTATACACATCTCCGAGCCCACGAGACTAGGCATGATCTCGTATGCCGTCTTCTGCTTGAAAAAAAAAA